CGCTAGGTGTTGCGATTTCAGTAGAAAATCCCTAGCGCAGAGCATAGGCGTATAGCGACGAGTGTAGGCGCATTACTATAAACTACCTCCTATCATAATAGGTTCATGGTAAGAAAATCAGACTCATTCTTTATCCGCCAAACTTTGAACATAGACAATGCTGGAACTTTCCAACAGACTCCCTTAGATCTAGGTGCATATGTAGATGCCCTAGGCAAGAGTGTCCTAAGAATCCATAATATCGCAGTAACATTTAGCGACTCTGCTGGAACTGCTGTTCAAGTAGACGCAACCACTGACAGCGCAGCAGCACAATTTCAATTGACTACACAATCTCAAGGTGATACTGTCCTATCATCTAATCGTTCAATTATTGCTTCTGGCATAGTATATGCGGTTAACCAATTTACTACTGATAATTTCCCCCAACTCAGTCATGATATGGATGTATTGCCGCAGATGTGGACTAACGGTTACTTAGTTGCTGTTGACACGATCTATCTTGGCGGCGAGGCTTCTACAGGATGGAAAGAGGATGTATATGCTTCTATTACTCTTGAATGCACCGTTGAACAGATGAGTGAGGCGTCTGCTATGGCATTAGCGTTATCACAACAAGGCGCATGAGGTGGTTAACATAGCCACCGTTGAGCAAATGGCTGAGGATTACATAGCCGAAACAGGAGAAGCATTATGCGGTGTTATGACTGCTGCTCTGATTGAGAAAGGCGTGCCCAGTATGATCGCTAGGGCTTTGTCTGAACGGGCATGCAAACCCGCAGCAAGAGCTGGGGCACAGCAAGTGGTCAGTACAGCGAAAAAGGCAGTAAAAAAAACTACTAGTGCATACAATCGTAAATACAAAGCAGCGTTTAAGAAACTTGCACCTAAGTATAAACTAAAGTCGGGCAAGTGGAAAAAGAACGGTTTCAAGTCAGCAGTTAAGGCAGCACACAAGGCGGTGAAGAAATGAAGCGAACAGGAAGAAGATTAACACTATCTAATGATATTAATTCAGCAACACCACCAGGATCTATTGCATCTAGTGATTATAGATTGGCTACTATTTTTAGCGATGACCGAGAAAACTATGGCTGGAAGATTGTTGACATTAAACAATTAAGTCCAATTGGCGCAACTGCCAGAGGCGCTAATTATGCATTGATGTCTATTAGGCCGGATTCTTTTGAGGATGTAACAACATTTGGAGTATGGGCAGCAACTCGACAACCCTTTGATAATTCACTGATCGGAACTTTCAATATTTCATTTGGTGATAACTATTCATTGAGGACTGAGCATGTCGCAACTAATCATCTTAGTATGTTCTACAATGAAGGAGATATTCCATATTACAATATAACGTTAGAAGAATATGAGATAACGTCTAGAGAAGAAATAATGTTTAAGATAAAAGAAACTAGCCAGTCATTGAGTGATATATCATGATGGGTAACACAGAAGACTTGCTAAAAGAGATCATTAAGATTCTTAGAAGGTTGGAAAAGAAGTGGAAGCAATAGCACCAATAGACAAACAACAAAACGAGCGTATCGTTTGGTGTGAGAGATTACTGTATCTTATTGTTTTGTTACAGTTTCCGCAACTTGCTTCTTTAATATAAGGTAAGTATCTTCGTCGATCGCATTACGATAAAATAATTCAAACAGCATTTTTTCACTACTCATCTCATCTCTTGCCTGATGTCTAAGTTCTCTTGCTTGAAGTTTAGCATTTATTGCACTAACTACCCACCTTGACCGTGATTGTTTGTAACTTAACTCTTGGTCAAGCCGTGTCTTCAAAGACTGAGGCACAGCAATTGACAATGGGACGCTTGGATCTGCAGAACGGGGGCGACTCATTCGAACACCTCTTCCAGGATTAAATCTACATTATTCCTAAGTTTTACACTAGGGACACCTCGAATAAACGATATGCTACCTACTACGATCCACTTATTTTTGCGTCTAATATACAATTGCCGATTTATTTTACCTGCTTTAGTCATTTAATCCACCCCTTGTCTATTGCATCACATACTTGACCAGAGGCTCTGTAAGCATCGTGTAGCCTAATTACTACCTTTTCAACGGGTGTACCGTTAAATTTAGGATATTTTAGTCTAATTAAATAGATAATATCCCTGATTCTGTCGTCGATCTCTTCCCAAAACTGCATTCCTTCGCTGTCCATGTATGTCCTAGATGGCTCTATTACTTATATTCATTCGTTATTAATACTAAAATAGATCCAATATTGCCGCTAGGTGTTGCGATTTCAGTAGAAAATCCCTAGCGCAGAGCATAGGCGTATAGCGACGAGTGTAGGCGCATTACTATAAACTACCTCCTATCATAATAGGTTCATGGTAAGA